ATTGGCGCAATGACAGATATTTCTAGGAAGCTTTTAATTCAGTCTTCTTTAGATGTTGAGTCATTAGTTAGAAGTTCTCTTGCTTCTTCTGTTGCTCTTGAAATAGATCGTGCAGCTCTTTACGGGCTAGGGTCGAGTTCTGAGCCATTAGGCCTGCATAACACAACTGGAATTTCTACGGAAAATATCACAAACAATGATCCTACATTTGGTGAGATTGTTGCGATGGAATCTGACATTTCAGTTGCTAATGCTTTGACTGGTTCTCTTGCTTATGTAACTAGAGCTAACATTGCTGGAGCAATGAAAGTTAAGGCTAAGGATTCTGGCTCTGGTCTCTTTGTTTGGGATAACGGAACCGTTAACGGTTATCCGGCTTATATCTCTAATCAAGTAGAAGCTGGCGATGTCTGGTTTGGTAACTGGTCTGAATTGATCCTTGCTTACTGGTCTGGTTTAGATCTACAAGTAGATCCTTATACAGGCGGTGCGTCTGGAAACGTAAGAGTAAGAGTCTTACAAGATGTAGACGTTGCTGTTAAGCATCCTGCAAGTTTCTGTCTTGGTGCATAAGCATGAAGATTGAAGCCTTACGTTCTTTTGGATTAAGAGGCGAAGTTGTTCAGATTGGGGAGGTTATAGAGGCTTCCCCCTCTGAAACAAGACAGCTAATTAACTCAGGTCAGGCAAAAGAGGCCGTGGTCTGTGAGGTTCAAAAGGAACCAAAGCCAAAAGCAAAGAAAACCCCTAAAGCTAAACCCACTCCAACCCCAGAGGTAACTGACGAATGACTATTCAAAACCTAGGTTCAAAAGGAACCGCCGTTAACATCTTGCCTAATGATGTTCTTGCCTCAACCGCTAATGGTTCAGGTATAGATCTTCAAGGATATGAGGGAAGCGCTGCTTTCGTTCTTTCCTCTGAAGCAATGGGCGCAAGCGTCACTCTTGCTGTTCATCTTGAAGAATCCGCTAACGACTCGGATTGGTCTGATGTCGCAAACGGCGCATTTACAACTACGGCAGCCAACACCGCTGCTTTCGAGCAAATCGCTTTAAACGTCTCTGATCTTAAGCGCTATGTGAGAAGTGCAGCTGTAGTTTCTGGAGGAACCGGCACAGGGGCTGTCAATCTCACCGCATACGCTTCTAAGAAGTACACAACTTAATAAGTAGATGTCATTTTCTGATGACATAGACACGATGCTTGGTTCTCCCTTCGGTGTTTCTTGCACTGCGGGGGGAACTACTGCATTCGGCATTCTTGATGAACCCACTTCGGTAGTTGCTGGGGATTCAGTCCTATATGTCGATAGAGTTTTGCATTGTAAATTTGCCGACTTTGGAACTCTTGTCGGTGGAGACAGTATTAGTGTTAATTCTGTGAATTATAAAGTCAGAACTAATGAACGTGGACTAGATGGCCTGACCTGTGAAATCTCATTGGAGAAAGTGTAAATGGCCTCTAAACGTGAAGACATATTGGATGCAATTAAGACCGCATTAGCGGGAACAACTGGAGTTTCTACAAGAATCTATAGAAGTAGAACTATTCCACTGGCTCAAAGGTCAGAACTGCCTGCTTTGCTGATTTCTTGGACAAATGACGGAGCAGAACAAAATACATCTTTACCTACTCTTGATTGGTCATTAAATGTTGTTGTTACTGTTTTAAGTTCTGGAGACGTTCCAGATTCTCAGGCAGACGATACCTTGGTGAGTATGCACGCCAAAATGTGCGCTGACTTAACGCTTGGAGGTGAGGCGATAGACATTCAACCTAGTGACGTAAGCTTTGAAGCAATTGACGGTGACCAACCAATTGGAGCCATCAACTGTAGTTATATCGTTAGGTATAGAACAGAAGTAGATGATTTAACGCAGTAATACGTCGCAATAGCAAAGAACGTCTAATATGGCTGCATAAGATCTAATGAAAGTGCCGTGCCAAAGCTAACTAGAAAACGGACAATCCTCCTGAAGAGCGAAGCGAGTTATGGCGTTGATCCCACACCCACAGCAAGTGCCAACGCTGTACTAGTAAAAGATTTATCTGTTGAACCGATTCAAAGCGATGAGGTTAGTAGAGATCTTATAAAAAGTTATCTCGGAAACTATGACGTTTTATTAGCGAACCAAAGGGCAAGCGTAAGTTTCACGGTAGAGCTTTGCGCTTCTGGAACCGCAGGTACGGAATGTCAATATGCCCCAGCGCTTAAAGCGGCTGGCCTTGCTGTCACTACGGTTAGTGCAACTAGTAATACATATGCTCCTGTTAGTAGTTCTTTTGCTTCCTGTGCTGTCTACGCCAATATTGACGGCGTAAATCATGCCATTACGGGTTGTAGAGGAACTTTTTCAATCGCTTGCAGCGTTAACGAAATTCCTACAATAACCTTTAATTTAGTTGGAAAATATAATGCACCTGCCGACGTAACTCTTCCTACTTGCACTTATCAAAAGCAAGCTGATCCCGTTATTTTTAAAAATGATAATGTCACAGGGTTTGAAATCTTTGGTAGTTCCTTAGCTTTACAAGCTTGGTCTTTTGATATGAATAACGATACTGTCTATAGGGAATTGGTCGGAACTACAGCAACAAAAGAGGTGTTGATTACAGATAGAAAACCTTCAGGTTCATTAGAGATAGAAGCCCCTGCATTATCTGCTAAAAACTTTTTTACTATCGCTACAGGATCTTCTACAGGATCAAATAAATTTACTATTGATGGTGGCGGGGCTGGTAAGAAAATTGAAATAAGCTGTCCACAAACTGATATAACAACTCCTAGTTATGGAGATAGTGACAACATCGTTACTTTGTCCCTTCCATTTAATGCCATCCCTAGCAGTGGTAATGATGAGTTGAGCATTAAATACTTCTAGGCATTGCTTCTTTAAGCAAGAGGGTTTACCCTAAGCAGACATATTAAAACTGTATGGCTTTTGTTTTAAAGCAATCTGATACCTATAAATGGGATGTATCAGTTGATGTCCCTGTTGATGGTCAGCATAAACGTTCTACTTTTACAGGTGAATTTAAAAGGATTCCTCAATCTCGCATACGTGAGATAGGTCAACAGATCGAAGAAGGAACCATCACGGACGCTGAAATGGTAGAAGAGGTTCTGGTTGGTTGGGATGGCATAGACGATATGAAAGGAGAGCCTGTTAAATTTTCAAGGACAGCATTACAGCAACTTGTAGATGTTCCAATGGTTGCCACTTGTATTGCTACTGCTTACTTTGAATCAATTGCAGGCGCAAAAAGAAAAAACTAGAAGCCGCTGCTATTTATTGGTGTAGTGGCGGCGTACAGGATTTAACACAACAGGACGCAGCGGCGTTAGGGGTGGCATTGCCTGAATCTGAGCCGGATGAACATTTTGAGGTGCTTAGTGAAAATTGGGATGTTGTCGGTCTCTTTTTAAAATGTCAGACGCAATGGCGGACATCTGTAGGCGGTGTTACTGGTTTTGATTATGCCAGCGTAGTAACCATCGCTAAACTATATGAGTATAAGGATTTGCCCTCTGTGATTGAAGATCTACAAATCATGGAAATTGCGGCAATGGCTGAAATGAATAAGGAGACGAAATAATGGCAGGCAACAATTTCCAGTTAAACGTTAATACCCGTGTTAAAGGGCGGCGAGAATTAACAAAGCTAGGCAATTCTTTCCAAGGCGTTCAAGGTAAAGCCAAAAATTTACTTTTAACGATTAGATCATTAGCTGGTCCTTTTGCCACTATCTTTGCAACATATAAGGCAGTTGGATTCGTTGCCAATAGTTTCACAGTAATGGCAGAGCGTGCAAGTGATATGAAGGTTCTTGCTAGTAGTCTTTCAACTATTACAGCGGATGCACCTAAGACAGCAAAATCCTTAAAAGAGTTGGCTGATTCTTTAGGCTATAAGACCTTATTTGATGAAAGAGACTTTATAAAAGGATTTAATTTATTAACGAGCTTCAGAACAATAGGGGTTGATAGCTATGAAAGAGTTACGATTGCGGCGGCTGATATGGCAACTAAATTAGGTACAGATGTAAGAAGTAATTTATTACAATTAGCAAAAGCATTAGAAGCCCCAGAGGTAGGCCTTACAGCATTAAGGAGATCAGGAACAAGATTCACAGAAGAGCAAACTAATTTAATCAAGTCATTAGTAGATAGTGGAAGATTATTAGAGGCACAAAAGCTAATTTTAGAAGAAATTGAGAGCCAATATGGTGGGGCTGCTTTTGCTGCTGCGCAAGGTTTTGCGGCTTCTTTAGATACTTTAAGACAAAGGGCAAGAGACTTGCAGGAAGAATTAGGAAGGTTATTAGATCCATTAGCAACACCAGCGGTAGAAGGATTAAGCGATCTCATGGAAAGCGCAACTAATGGAATTAAATATATGCTTTCTAATCTTCCACAAGTTTTCACCTGGACTACAAGATTATTGAAAGTAACATCAATCTATGCCTCTGTATGGGCTGGTATAGCGGCGGCTAAATCTTTAGGCGCAATATTAAAAGGCGCAAAATTATTATTAGATATGGAGAAAGCAAAGCTAGCAATTGTAAAGTCTAGGGCTGCCATTGAAGCTACTTTGGCAGCTATTGCGGCAACTCCCGGTTTATGGACAAAGATACTTGCTGGTGGAACTGTTGCGGCTGGTGCTTATGTCGTTTTGGATAAAGTAATTAACGACACTATGGCCTCCGTAGAGGGTTTATATTCGGAATTTGATAATTTAAACGGACAGTTAGTTAGCGCAGGTGAGGGACTAACGGAAAAAACCGAGGAAATAGTTAATAACTGGAAAATGGTTAAGGACTCAATTAAAGGAGGAATGCAAGAATATGCAAAGAGTATTGGAGACACAGCCGGGCAAGTAAAAGGCGCAACAGTAAATGCTTTCAAAGGCATGGAAAACCAGTTGGTTTCGTTCGTGACTACGGGCAAGTTTTCATTTAAGTCATTAGCAAAAAGCATTATTGCTGATTTGGCAAGGATAGCGATTAGAGCAATGATCCTTAAGCCTCTTATGGCTGGCTTTGGAATTAAAGGATTCGCAAAAGGTGGCGTCTTTGAAAATGGGAATCAAATAACGGCTTATGCAAAAGGCGGCGTAGTTAATAGGCCAACAATGTTTGCTATGGGAGGGGCGGGCAACTTTGGGATTATGGGAGAAGGGGGGAATCCAGAAGCAATACTACCTTTGAAGAGACGTAACGGCGTCTTAGGCGTAGAAGGTGGAGGCAATTCTAATAATGTGGTAGTCAATGTAAATGCTCAAGGTACAAACGTTCAGGGGGATGAAGAAGAAGGGAAGATGCTAGGAAAGCTTATAGCCGCCGCTGTTCAGTCCACTTTGATTAAAGAACAAAGACCCGGAGGCCTTTTAGCTGCTTAATTATGGCTACTTTCACGTACACCCCTTCCTATTCCGCAACAGAAACTAGTCAACCTTTGGCTAGAACGGTTCAGTTCGGAGAAGGCTACGAGCAAAGAATACAATTTGGGTTGCAACGTGATCCTAAAAGTTGGGCTCTTAATTTTGCTAATAGAGATGATACGGAAAGGGACAACATAATTACTTTCTTAGAAGCAAGAAAAGGCACTGAATCTTTTGATTGGACACCGCCAAGAGGTAGCGTTGGTAAATATGTTTGTTCTGAATGGACAACTGAAATAGCAGTTCATGGGCGTACAACTATTACAACAACTTTTAGAGAGGTCTTCGAACCCTAATGGCTATTCCTGTAAGTGAATTACAAAGCATTTCGCCTAGTTCTGTTATTGAATTATTCGTTTTAACCCTTGACCCTACGCTTCATGGAAGTTCAGATTCATATAGATTTCATAACGGAAGTGCTCCTGATAATAATGATGAGGTTATATGGGCGGGTAATTCTTATATGCGTTATCCCATTCAAGTAACCGGTTTCGAACAGTCTGGAAAAGGAGCTTTACCCCGTCCGCATCTAGTAGTTAGTAATATTCTTTCGACCATGACGGCAGTAATTCAAGAGGTTAATATAACTTATACCCCAGGAAACGATCTTTGCGGCGCAGAATTTTTGAGAATTAGAACCCTTGCTAGATACTTGGATGCTGATAACTGGGAAACAGGAGTAAACCCGTTCGGCACCCCATCGCCATCAACAGAACTACCACGAGAGATATACAAAATAGATAGAAAAATTGCAGAAAATAGAAACGTTATTGAATGGGAATGTGCAAGCGCATTTGATTTATCCTACGGCGCTAAAGCTCCAAAAAGATTAGTTACTAGAACTGATTTTCCTGGTGTTGGCACTTTTGTTGGATGACTTGGAAAGAAGCGGCGTTAAAACACGCAAAAAAGGAAATGCCTAAAGAAGCTTGTGGCCTTGTCTGTATTAATAAAGGAAGAGAAAAATATTGGCCTTGTCGAAATGCCGCCGATTTCCCTAGTGAGGGTTTTTTATTACATCCCGACGACTGGATGGAATGCGAAGACGTGCATGAGATCGTTGGGGTCTTTCATTCTCATCCTGGGGAATCTCCAGAGCCGAGTCAAGTAGACAAGGCTAGTTGTGAATATATCGACCTACCTTTTTATATCGTTAATCCTGAGACTGAAGGGTGGCATTACTTCGAGCCGTCAGGATATAAAGCGCCTTTGATTGGTAGGACTTTTTGTTGGGGGTCGCAAGACTGTTGGTCTCTGATTATTGACTACTTTGCAGAGAAAGGCTTAAAGGTCAAAGACTGGAAGAGGCCGGGGCTTCCTGAAGAAATTTTAACCAATAATATTTTCTGTGAAAAAAACTTTATTGAAAGCGGTTTTGTTCCTTTGACTAGTGATGCTGAATGGAAAACAGGAGATGTTCTTTCATTTGCGTTTAATGATCAATGCCCCGACCATGTGGCTATCTATATTGGGAATGGGCAACAGATTTTGCATCATGTAGGAGCAAAATTAAGTTCTAGAGATCTTTACAACGATTTCTACATCAAGAAAACAGTCAAGAGGTATCGCCATGCTGAGAAAAATTAAAGTTTATGGACGTCTTTCAAAGTTTTTAGGTTGGCGTACGTTTGAAGCAGACGTATCTAGCACAGCGGAGGCTATGCGTTTTCTTTTAGCTAATTGGCCGGAATTAAGAAAGCATATGGCTGATCAGTATTACAAAATTGAAGTCGGTAATTACAATGTGGGAATAGATGAGTTACATGACCCAGCGGGAGAAAATGACGCTATAACGATTGTCCCCGTAATGATTGGGGCTAAGAAATTTGTCAAGTCTGCTTTAGGCAAAATTATTATTGGTGCTGCAATTGTTGCGGCTGTTGTTCTAACAGCTGGCTTCGGTGGGGCGGCAATTGGCACCGCTGCATTTGGAGCGGCGGCGGGTTCGTCAATTGCAGTAGGTTCAATAGTTGCAGGTATTGGTGTTTCTATAATGTTGGCCGGGGTAGTCCAAATGCTTAGTCCGCAGGATGAATACGCCTCCCCAGGGGAGGGGTCTGACCCTAATGATATGGATCCTAATAGTAATTATCAATTTTCAGGAATAAATAATGTTAGTCGTAGTGGCCTGCCATTGAGTCTGATATATGGATGGGATTGTTATGTAGGTTCAATAGTTATTAGTAACGGTATTGATACTATTCAGGGAGAGGGTTAATCATGGGATGGGCAGCGGGAGGAAGTAGAGAAGAATTTAGGGCGTTTTGGGGCTTGCCTTCACTTCCTGGGGATGCTTTAGCGAGTAATCAATATGCAACCTATATCGAAGCATTAGGGGAAGGAGTTTTAGCGGGTTTTCCTAGTGCTATAGATGCGGGCTACACAGAGGGGACAACTAATTATAATATTGCTGCGCTTAAAGATGTTTACTTAAATAATACTCAGGTTTTAAGCACTACCGCCGATCCGGCAAATACAACGGATGGGGATTTTAACTTTAAAGGAATTAATTTTAACTTCCGTTCAGGGTCATCAGGTCAAACATATATCTCGGGAATAGCGGAAATAGAAACAGAGAAAAATGTTGCAACAAAGATCGAAAATGGATCACCAATTACAAGATCTATCACTAATACTTCTGTTACATCAGCAAGGGTTACAGTTGCTTTCCCTAGGCTAGAGCAATATGAAAAAACGGGGGATGTTAACGGGGCAGAAGTAAGGTTAGAAATTCAAGTTCAGTACAACGGCGGAGGCTTTACTTCAGTTATTAATGATACTGTTAAAGGTAGAACAAGTAATACATATACTAGAGATTATAAAGTAACTTTAAGCGGTGCTTTTCCTGTTGATATTAGAATTATTAGGCATACAGCAAATAGCAGTTCTTCTAAATTAGTCGACGAATCTTACTGGACTTCCTACACAGAAATAATTGACGAACAAAGAGCCTATCCTAATACCGCTCATGCTGCGATTAGGTTAGATGCTCAGAATTTCCCACAGACGCCGGCTCGGATGTATCGGGTTAGAGGTATTAAAACTAAGATTTATTCAAACGCTACTGTTCAGAGTGATGGGAGTTTAACTTTTAGCGGTGTATGGGATGGCACATTCAAGGCAGATAAAGAGGCGCATAGTGATCCAGCCCTAATCCTCTGGGATCTTTTGACAAATGAACGCTATGGATTTGGTAGTCATATTTCAGAAAGTCAGCTAAGTAAGTTCGATTTTTATTCGGTCAGTGTTTATAACAATGAACAGGTAGACGATGGCACAGGAACAGGCTCAACACACGCAAGATTTGCATTTTCTGGTTCTATTCAAAAGCAGACAAACGCTTATAAATTAATTGCCTCAATTTGTTCCACCATGCGGGTAATGCCTTACTGGTCGGTTGGAGCGCTGACTATTAGTCAAGATTCACCTAAAGATAGTTCTTATTTATTTACTCTTGCCAATGTTGTTAATGGTGGTTTTACTTATAGCGGCTCGTCTGTACAAAGCAGAGCAACACAAATCAATGTTAGTTATTTTGACCCGGTTACAAAGACGGTTGACTGGGTTGAAGTTCAGGATGCAGCTTTAGTTGCTAAGTACGGAATCGTCCAAAAAAATGTTAAAGCGTTTGCCTGTAATGATCGAGCTAGGGCACGCCGTCTTGCTTTATGGATGCTTTACACTTTGGCCTATGAGACAGAAATTGTTAGCTTTAGCACTTCCCTAGATGCGGGTGTCTGTATAGCGTGCGGGGATGTTATAGACATTGCTGATCCTGTAAGAACTGGAATTAGAAGGGGTGGAAGGATTAAAGCGGCAACCTTAAACACTGTTACGGTAGACAACACTGATCAAACTGATTTACCTACTTTAAACAGTCCGACTCTCAGCGTTGTTTTAACTGATGGGACTGTAGAAAAAAGAGAAATTATAAATATTTCAGATGATGTTATTACTGTTAATACTAATTTTTCATCTATTCCAAACGCTAATTCAATTTGGGTATTAGAAAATACAACAGCTTTAACAAGTCAATGGCGGATAATCCACATTAAAGAAGAGGACGAAGCTGTATATAGTGTTGCTGCTATTTCATATAATGCATCAAAATTTGACTACGTAGAAGACGGAGCAACTCTTTCAACTAGAAAAGTTTCTGTATTGAATGAAATTCCAAGTCCTCCGACAAATTTAATAGCAACAGAGCAAATCTACGAAGAGAACGGGGCGGCAAAAGTTAAGATTATTCTTAGTTGGCAACCTATAAGAGGTGTTAATCGATACTTAGTTAGATGGCGCAGATCAAATGATAATTATGATCAAAAAGAGGTAACAAGTTTAGAGCATGAAATTTTAGATACAACAGCCGGAACATATGACATTACTGTTTACTCAATAAATGCAGCTTTAAAACCTTCTACAAATCCCGCTGAATTAACCTTTACGGCAATTGGTAAAACGGCACCGCCTGCGGATGTTGCCAATTTGACTTTTGAAGCAATAAGCGCAAACTCTGGAAGGTTGAGATGGGATAGATCCACTGAGCTGGATGTAATCAATGGCGGAGGTGTGAAGTTCAAGCATTCCTCAGATACAACAGGCGCCGCAACATGGGGTAATTCAACTTCATTAATAGATTCAAAGTCAGGTAGCCAAACAGAAGCAATCGTTCCCTTAATAGAGGGGGAAATGTTGGTTAAGTTCTTTGATGACGGTCAAAGAGAAAGCACTAATGCAACATCTGTAATAGTTGACTTACCTGAGACCCTCGGAGCTTTAGCAGTTCTTACACAAAGGGAAGATCAATTAAGTCCAACGCCTTTCAGTGGTACTAAGACAAATGTTTCATATGACTCAACATTAAGCGCCTTAATCCTTTCAATGGATATGTTTGACGGCGTTGCCTCTGTTGATGCTGTTACGGATTTCGATGATATTGGCTATGGAGACGTAGAAGGCACGGGAACTTATAACTTCGCTAATAAGTTGGATTTAGGAGGTGTTTACTCTCTTGATTTAAAACGTCACTTTAAAACTGTTGGTTACTTGCCAGATGATGAAATAGACGACCGCATAGGTTTATGTGATACGTGGGGAGACTGGGACGGCGCAGTTACCAACGTAGACGCCAAACTATATGTAAGAGCTACTAATGATGATCCTGCAAGCGGTGGCGCTAGTTGGGGAGCATGGCAAGAGTTTGCAAATGGAACGCATAAGGCAAGAGGCTTTGACTTTAAATCTATCCTTAGCAGTACAGATACCGATGAAAATATTCAAGTAAAAGAGCTTGGTTATTCTGCAACCCTACAAAGAAGACAAGAGCAAAGTGTTGCAGCCGTTGCAAGTGGCGCAAGCGCTAAAACTATCTCCTTCAGTAAGCCGTTTTTTGTTGGTACTAGCGGACTAGGTGGCGCAAATGCTTATCTTCCTAGTGTAGGGATCAATGTTAATAATCTTGCTTCTGGAGACTATATAGAGATGGGAACGGTAACAGGCAGTCAATTCACTGTGACCTTTAAATCATCTGGAGGAAGCGCCGTTAATCGCAATTTCACATGGGCAGCAACTGGATACGGTATGTCTGTCTAAACTAAAAACAACTTAATACGTCTAAGCATGGCAACACATGACTATGTAATAGCGAACGGCACGGGTGCGGCTGTAAGGGCAGACATTAATAATGCTCTGGCTGCAATAGTTTCTAATAACTCAAACGGTACAGATCCTTCAACCACGTTTGCATATCAATTTTATGCGGACACTGGAGACGGCAAGTTATACCTAAGAAATGCCGCCAATAATGGCTGGGTAGAAATTGGAACGCTAGCAAGTGCAAATCTTGGATTAGCAACCGCAGCCAGTCCGACAATTACAGGAACAGCGGACTTTGATAGCAATACAGCAATCAAGGTTTGCGATGGGACAACGGCGCAAAGACCTGGGTCTCCTGCGGCTGGAATGCTCCGTTACAATACGACTACAAGCAGCTTTGAAGGTTATACGGACGCATGGGGTGATATTGGCGGAGGCGGAGGCGGAGCCACTGGGGGAGATTCAGGAGCTAATGCCGTCTTCTGGGAAAATCAGGCAACAGTGACGCATGACTACACATTGACCGCTGCTAGGGGTGTTGGTTCTTTTGGCGGTGTAAATGGAATTACTATTAACTCGGGTATTACTGTTACGATTCCCGCTGATTCAGTGTGGTCAATCGTGTGATCAAGTTGCTATTCCGCCGTATTACTCGCTAAACTCTGATTATGCCTATTGCAATCGCTGGAGCTGGTACTGTCACGGGAGTTTCCGTTGGTGGACTTCCTGATGGAATAGTTGACACAGATATGATCGCAGCAGCGGCAGTTACAGATGTTAAAAGAGGACCGGGAGCAATTCTCCAAATAGCACAAACGACTGCAACAGGAGATGTTAGTTCTAGCTCAGCAAGCAGTATTATCGCATCAGGTCATATATGTTCAGTTACACCAAAACAAACAGGATCTAAATTTTTAGTCACAGCCGACGGTATTAGTGGCCATTTTAATAGAGTATCAACGACTAATTTTGGTTGTAGGTATTTTATTTATGCATCCGTTAATTCTGGTACTTATGCAAATGTAACCTCTGCACTTCTGCAAAATGTTTACGTAAATGGGGATACTGGAGCTTGGTTAAATCCTCCTGTAGGATTCTCATTTTTAGCAGCACCCTCTTATTCAGCAGGACAAACAGTCGCATTCCAAACTTATTTTCAAAGAGGAAATGGTGATAGTAGTAGTGTTACTTTCTATTATAATCATGGTAGCTCTGGTGGTCAGAATGTAAGAACTTTGACAGTAATGGAGGTATCACAATGAATTACGATCACGACGCTACTAGAAAAGCTTATCCAAACGCAGAAACTATTATTGATAACGCTGGAGTCTTTGATAAAGACAGTAAAGTAGTCTCTTTAGATCAGGCGAAAATAGATACAGCCAGAAAAGAATTAGATGATGCAGCAGCTCTTATTAAATATAAATCTGATAGAGCAGCCGAATATCCTTCTTATGGCGAACAATTAGATTATATATTTCATCACGGGCTGGCAAAGTGGAAGACCGATATTGTCCAACCTGTAAAAGACAAATTTCCTAAGCCATTATGAGCAAAGTTAAGTTAACGGCTACTACAGGCGGGGGGTCTACATCCCTAGAAGCGCCAAACGCTACAACAGGCAACGCTAATGTTTCTTGGAAACTTCCTGTAGCTGATGGGAGTTCAGGCCAAGCTATAACAACAAACGCTTCGGGTCAGCTTGCTTTTTCCTCTGTTGGCGGAGGTAAAGTCGTAGGCTTATCTATAGCCAATTCAACTACTAACGAACAGAATACAAGTGGAGCTACAACATGGACATTAGTTGGGCCACAAATTACATATACCGCAGTGAGTTCAAGTAATAAATTAATTTTCCTACATAATCATCACATGATGGTTGAAGCTATGACTTGGCGGATGGCCTTATTCAGAGATGGTACAAGCGGGACTAATCTTTATACAATGAGAACTCATAATCAAACTGCCATATGGATGGCAGCGCAAGGTATTTGCAGTGCTGTTGCTGATGCCCCAGACACAAGTAGCCATACTTATCAGTTTGCTATCTATAGAGATGATGGAGCGGATAATAAAATAAGATACTCACCAAACAGTGAGAGTACTGGAAGTCAAGTGATCTTAGTGGAGCTGGAGCCATGACTTACACTTATCTACCTTCTCGTTCTGATGCTGTTAGATCCTTGCAACCTTCTGCTTTGTTTGTTGATCAAGGCACTTTCATTCAATGGTTGCCTGACAATAAAGCGACTGAAGTAACAGAGGATCAAATAAATACGGAACTAACTCGTATAAGAGCAGAATATGCAGGACTAAAATATCAAAGAGATAGGAAGAATGCATATCCTTCTTTGGGAGATTTTGCAGATGCTATGTACTGGAACTCTAAAGGTGATGCATCTAAACTAACTGCCTACTATGCGGCCTGTGAAAAGGTCAAAACCGACAACCCCAAACCTTCTTAATTAACAATGTCTACTCTCAAAGTCGGGGCAATAAGAGGAATTAGCGCAACTGCTGATGCAATCACTGTTAATGCAAGTGATGGGACTTGCACGGCAAAGATTACTAATAAATCAGGTCACAATCTTGTTACGAACGGGGCTTTTCAAATCGCTCAAAGAAGTACATCGTCAACTGAGTCAGGATATGGAAGTGTAGATAGATTTGCTGTAAGTCATGGAAATCACGATGAAGCAATAACACATGCACAAGTTGCATTAACTTCTAGTGATACTGGCCCTTGGGCTAAAGGCTTTAGGACAGCATTACAACTAACAAATGGTAATCAGACAAGTGGTGCTCAAGCTGGTTCTTATTGTCAAATTTATCAAAAAATAGAAGGACAAAATTTAGCCCAATCAGGTTGGGATTACACTTCAGCAAGTAGCTATATTACTTTATCTTTTTGGATTAAGTCTAGTATTGCACAGAATTTTTACGGACATATAAGAACAAGCCACGGTACTGAACAGTTATATGTATGGGAAACAGGATCATTATCTGCAAATACTTGGACAAAGATAACTAAAACAATTCCGGGTAATTCAAATATTACTGTTACTAATGACGCTTCTGCGACAGCATATTTATTTTCTTTCTGGCCTTTTGCTGGAACAAACTTAACAGGATCAGTCTCATTAAATACTTGGGCTGCTTATTCTAGTTCTACAAGGCTGCCTGATAATACAACTACTTGGTGGACAACCAATGATTCAACTATTGCTATTACAGGCGTTCAGTTAGAAGTTTCAGACCATGCCACGGATTTTGAGCACTTGCCATACGGAGTCGAATTAGCTAGGTGTCAGAGGTATTTTTATAGCCTTGTAAATGGTTCAGGTCAAACTGTTGGAATGGCTTCATATAAACAGGATACTGAATGGAGAATACCGCTAACATTTCCTACTACTATGAGAGCAAATCCAAGTATGGTTTGTTCTAATAATTCTGGTGATTTCGTAGGACATTCCAGTGGAGGCGAGGTAAGTGTTGCAACAATCGGTGATTGGCATAATGCCGCATCATTAACTACTGGGACACTAGGGACTAACGCTGTTCCAGATAACAATTATGCTGGACAGGCTTCCTATATTAAAACAGGCAACTCAACTTCTTCAATAACCTTTAGCGCAGAACTTTAATTATGGCACTCTATAAACTTTACAACACAGATGAAGGGACTCAAGGGGTTAGAAAAAACTTGACTAATTTCAATATCGCAATTCCATTCGACCCAGCAAACACAGATTACCAAGAGTATCTAGAGTGGGTAGCAGCAGGTAACACAGCGGAGGCAGCTGATTAACGGTATAGGCGTTCAGGCAAAGGCGGTCTAGGTTCTAATACTTGATTATGTTTTTGTCCAATTAAATAAAGAGGCGCTAAAGCAAGAAATAATATTCCACACATACCAAGAGCCACACTTGAAGCTTTTAATACAGCGCTTCTTACTATGTCATTGTCAAACATGGCTGATTATTGTTAATAGGCTTATTATGCCGACATAGTAAAGGTTTACACATGGTTAGAAAGTTAATTGACGGTTTAGCCGTTGCTTCATTTTTGTTAAGCGCTGCTTTCGTTGCAGGTGGTATTTATTCATACATGTGGATTTCTAATGAAGACAACCAAAAAGAACTGATGGATAGCGCAGTAGAAAAGATCAAGGAAAACTTGCCAATACCGACAGTTCCTAAAACAACAGGTGGAGCCTTGCCGTTCTAAGTGGAGATACCAGAAATACCTAAAATTGGTATTCGTAATATAAAAATTCAGGAAGTACCAGTTAGGCCGTCTTATTTAGATATAGAGGTGCCCGGTTGCAGCTATCAGCATCGTGATCAGAATTTACAACCAAAGCTCTTAATTACAGATCCCGGCGGAGTTTATTCTAATTGCCCCGGTGGTGCTGGCATACCTAGTTATTATCCGATGGACTGGAACTCTAAGGATATAAAGGTTATAGAAGAAAAACCCGTTGCTAGTAATGACCCGCCTCCACCTCCTGAGACAAAGACGGAGAAGTCAACAATTCCAGAGATTGAAAAGGAAGATGTTGAATGCCCAAATCCAAATAAGAACAATCCCCGCATAGGAGATATAGCGGCTAACGGGAAAGAAAAGGTTTCAGGGTTTGAGCTTAGTTCTGATGGTCAAACTTGCCTTGTCGTCTATGAGCCAATTGGTGCTATTCAGCAATATTTGCCAGCGCCTACTACTGTTACTACTACAAGTGTGATCGCTTCGGCGGCGGTAGTTAGTTCCGTTTTAGCCAAGCCCTTAGCCGACCTAATTTTAAAAATAATACGGCCAAGTATTAAAAAATTGATTACTACTGCTCAAACAAAGATTTTTCGAAAACCCCCCAAGGTAGTTTCATATCGTGAAAAGTTGATGGCTCAAAGAGTGAAGAATAGGGCTGTACGTCTTTTAAAAAAAGGTTGGTAGATTTTATTTCGTGCTTATGCGGTAAGACTTGATTTGGTAAAACGGTGACTTCAATATCTTCACAGGTTACGGCGCTAGGACTCCCCGGACGGAAGCGGACGCCAAGCTTGAGTTGTTCGGCGCATATCTTGAGACGATGCAAACTTACCTCTAATGAAGTCTTGGTATATAGCAACTCTTGATTCTTGATATTCGTTTGAACGGCTTGATGGCAAAGGTCAACACCTCTACCCAGTGGAATGCTGAACTGTAAACTTGCGCCCCAATTGAGAGCATAATTATCCTTCTCAAAGCGGGGAATCTCACTGTGGTACAGGACTTCTCCACTGTCCGAATATATGGGCGTTCTCGTAACAGTTTCCTTTGGTCTTGCAAAGCTGTGCGAATTTACAACATACGGCGAGAAACTAACGGACGGGGTGGTGCATTGAATACCCTGCGAATAGCGCATAACTGTGCCACTTGACGGGATTATTTGCGTAGCATTGTTGTTAACGACCCCACTAGAATTACTTGAAGGCGATGCGACCGTTGTCGATGCTAAAACTGGGGTATGGCCACTTATTAAGAATATATAGGCTATTGCCCGAATATACTGACTGACTCGCTGACCTGCGTTGTTTCTACCGTCCTTTGTATTGTTGTTGTATTCTCTAACCCCGGTGCCGTTACATGTTCGATTAAAGAAAATGGGGCTGCCTCGTTTACTATTTGCCATTGTGGAATTGATTCAAGTTGTGGCGAAGTCCATGAGAAATCAACGCCGCCTACTGTTTGTGTAGTTGTAGAAGTAGCAGAGGGATTTATTAATGTTCCTGTCGTTGGTTCTACGTTCATTCCTGATGCTGAGTAAGTATATCCTGTGTTGTAAGAATGACTGGTCACTGTCTCACTTAGGACAGATGTAGAGGTTGAATTTATCCTCATCTCACCGCTACGAAATTGAGGAGTTAAAGGGGCTGCAATGGCTTTAGGTACTATTAAACTGCATAATGGTAATAAAGATAAAGCACTAATAATAAAAGTGCTAGCGCAATGATTCCTAATATTGTTAATATCATTTGTCACTCTAATCTATTGTAATTTGACTTTGAATTGATCCGACTGCCGTACTGTTCGCCCCTCCGGCAGTTAGAGAAATCACACCAGCGCTTGTGACCGACCCTGCGAGCGAACCAGCCACACCGCCGAGCGTGCTTGTTTGATTACTGAAATTGCCTACGGTGCCCACTGTTGGAGCGCTAGTTGGAACAGCATCACCTTGAATATATGAGCTGCTAAAACTGAAATTTTCTCCAGAAGTAGCATTCTGAGTTGCTGCAATGGTTCCCGGCGAATAAACCCCGCTGCTGATTGTTCCAGCGCTTAGGGTGCCTGCGGTGGTTCCATCGGTTACGTCTACACCCGTGCCCGAAATGCTGAAGGTGCTCGGAACCCTAGTGGCGGTAGTAGAAGCAGCGCCTACCGTGAGCTGAGCTGAAGAAGTGATTGAGTGCTGTATGTCTGAATAGGCAGGATTTGCTAGCAGAAATAAAGCGAATGGAAAGAGTCGTTTCATGAGAGTTTGTCTAGGTCGTTAATACGTGTAGCGGTAGGTTGTTTGGTTATCAACTCTATTGGCTGCTTAATGACTATGGTTTGTTGACCTCCTGCATTTCTTGCGCTCATTTGTTCGTCTTCTCTCTTCTTCTTTTTGTTGCCATTATTTGATCCAACACTGATTCCCCAACCTGCAAGGATGTTTCCTAATAAACCCGCTGCGAAAGTCGAATCGATCCTTGGCTGATCTGGTATCTCAACGCCAAACATATTTGTAGGCAATTTTATGTATCCGAGAGATAACACGCAGATACACCAAAAAAGAATAAATCCTTGCGCCGTGGTACTAACCAAGAACATTATTTTTTCTTGGTATTCGGGCTGATCTTCCTGAACCTTTACGGGTTTTGGTGATTCTTCTTTTTTGTTAGGTGTTTTTTCGACCATATGCAGGCGTAGTAAACTCTACCTAGTGTGGAGTAGTTTCTTCTAATTTGCAATTGACTGAAGTTTTAGCCGCTCTTGTTTCAGGATTATTTGTCTTTGGAGCAATGAACGCAAAGAAAACCTCAGAACTCAATAGAGAGATATTCCAGCGATTAAATAAGTTGGAAACTACTCAAGCTCGATTAGAAGAAGCCATACGTCTACAAAGAAACTAAATGGAAGACATTCTTTCTAGCCCGATCTTTTGGGCTGCTTTCGCTCTTGTCTCTGAATTGGTCGGAGCATCAAAGCTCAGACAGAACGGAATTATTGCCGTTATCTTCGATGCTATTAAAAAAATGAAACCAAAGGAGAGCGACACAAGTGTCAAATGAAATGGGCCCTGAGTGGGTAAAGGAAAATCAAAAACGCACTGAATTTATGAATGAACTTTACGAGCTAGATGGCAGAGACGGCGACCATCCAAAAGCGGGGACTTATACAGGCCTATATGAAGAATATTTGATCTATCTCAAATGGTCGGGATATTTTTATCCTGATATGCCTAGACAGAACAAAGCCCCTGTCCTAGGAACAAGGGCTCCGAACTAGCGCTATCCAAATTCTATATCAAGAATTAGTTCAACTAGGGTGGTTTTCTTTGCATGTAAATTTTTTCCTAAAATTCGTTCAAGTTGTTTATTAGGTAACCCCATCAAATAGAAGCGCCTTAGCTGTTTCTCTTCCAGAGGTGGAGGGCTTATATACACAAAGGGATTCTTCATAGCAATAATCTTTATTACTTCTAATATGCCGCCATATCAAGGAGAAACTAAACCATTGAAACACCCTTTATATATTCGTGATTTCTTTGAAAATTTTGATGACGGCTGCCCTTACCATTTAAGTAGTTTGCACGAACTTCAGGAAGCGATAATGAAGGCAGATCCAAGGATTTTAGATGGTGAGGCGGCATGGTTCAGAACTTGGAGCCAGTCAGGTAAGCGCTAAGACCTATTGCGTCAGCGTAGTAAAAAGATATGTTTGATATGGGTCTGCTACCTTTGCCCTCATCCCCTGCCGCTAGCTGAGCATGACTAGCGGTTAGAGGGTATTTTTTTGTCAATTCTGAGCCGGGGGATGGATCAGCTTCTTTCGAACTGCCTTGTTTTTCCCGTCAAGGGTGTTGTATAACTTTCAGCCTCCGCTGGTTTATACCTGTCCCCCTGTCAATCTCTTAACAAGGGCAGTACACTCAGCGGTTAGCATCAGGCTCCCCGGCGTTGGATTAAGTACCTCCTTGAAATTGGATTTCCCAGTCTTTAACCGTTGACCATTCAACAGTTGAGGCTTCGGCGCCTTTTCCTATATGAAGAAGATGAATGCATATCTCATGGTTGGCAATATCAACCGAGACACCATTTACATAAAACTCAGCGCCGTTGGGGTCAGTGACTAAAGCACCTTTGAGGACGTTTATATCAAAGGAATTGTTAGAGGAAATTTTCATAGTTATAAAAGCGAAAGAATAAAAAAGCCCCTGGTTAGAGGGGCAGGGTGATTAGTTGATTGGGAAAAGTTCAACAACTTGCCTTTTTGCTGTGCTGAAAAGAAATGTGATGTCCTTAACAAGGAAGTCGATCTCTTTATTGTGCTCAGCTAGGCGGCGGCTGTAGTCCTGTCTGTAGTCTTCGAGGGATAGAGCCTTGTTTGCTGCCTTTGCTTCCAACTCTGCAATCTCTGCTTTTGCTTGTCTGTAATACTCTTTGTAATCAGCAAGTCTGGACTTCGAGTTGATTGTTTGAGTAATCATGTGATACCTGTTTGAAAGAAAGCCATCTCTGGCCATATTCAATATATATGAGAGTATACCCTTTGTCAACTATTCTGCTCAGGGATAGCAAAAGAATGTAAGTCTAAAACCCTTTGTAGTGGTATCGCTGCGACTTGAGGAACAATTGAATTACCTAATGCTTTAAGTCTGTGTACCCGATTGGATAGCCCATCATCTCCTCTACGAAGAACGGGTTGAGACTCATATTTTCGCCAGTTTGGGTAAAGGCGTCTGGAAGTAGCGGCCCATATCCCCTTTCCCTGAACCCTTTTGTTTGTGGCCCCTTGTGATCTCTGGAGCATGGAGTCGGCAACAGAGCTCCTAACAGTGGTGTTCCTCCTTGTTTGATTTTTGCCCTCCTGTCTCCTACTGACGCTAGTGGCGTAGGCAATAATCCAAATTCGTTCTCTTTTGTGACAGGCTCCCAATGCACTTGCAGGTATGCACGCCCATTCACAATTGAACCCTGCCTCGGCCAACTCTCCGAGTACGATTCCCAATCCGTTATTAAGGATCGCTGCCACGTTTTCCAAGACGACGTAAGAGGGGCGTGCCAGGCGAATGACTCGCATGAGCTCGTAAAAGAGACCTGACCTAGTTTCTTCGGTGATACCTTTGCCTTGTCCTGCAACTGAGATGTCTTGGCAGGGGAATCCTCCAGAAATAACGTCTGCTGAATATGGTTCTGGCTTGTAGGTTTTGATGTCGTCATAGATAGGAACGTTAGGCCAATGCTTTTTTAAAA